ATCGGGCAGTAGTGGAACTTCCGGAGCCGATGGTACTTCAGGTTCATCTGGAACTTCAGGTTCATCTGGAACTTCCGGAGCTGATGGAACATCAAATGTCTCAGACGTGGCCTATGCCGCAACTTGGGATGGGGTAATTACAGTACCCCCGTCTAAGAACGCTGTCTATGATGAGATGGAGAAAAAGACTTCTGCGGCTGCCAGCCTTACCGACCATGCCCTTATTCGTGGTGATGGGGGGGCGAAAGGTATTCAGACAACCACCATATTATGTGATGATTCTGGAAGGATGACAAATCCTTCCCAGCCAGCCTTCCTGGTTACTGCTACTGGACAGGTTAATGCTACGGGTAATAATGTAACGGCAACTGTAGCATGGGGTACAGAGATTTTTGATCGAGGTGGTAATTTTGCCGCTAATACTTTTACTGCCCCAATTACAGGACTCTATCAGCTTAATGTGTCAGTTGCTTTTATTGATATTACTTCAGAAACAGATGGAAAAATAAGCCTGATAACTTCAAATAGGACTTATATTGCTTACTTTAATCCTTCTACATTTGAAACATCTGCTTCATATGGTGTTGCCACAGCAAGTCTTTCCGTTCTTGCCGATATGGATGCAGCGGATACGGTGAGTGTGACTGCTTGTATTGTGCAAGGTACACAGATCGTAGACATCTCAGCTGCATCAGAATTTAGCGGTTTCCTGGTCGGATAGGAGGATATAATGGAATTATCACAGGAAGATTTAGAGGTATTGGCTCATGTAGTCATTGATCCCAAGGCATGGGTAGCACACGCTTTAGAAACAGTAGGTGAAAAAGCAATCTTTGATAAGATTTCCCGTTACAAGTCCGACTACGAGGCCAGGAGTAAAGAAGCCAATTATAAGACAAGAGCAGTCAGAGAGGCAGAGGAATGGATAAAAGTTGTTGGTCTTACCTATGCCGATCTTCGTAGGTTAGAGTATGCTCCTGTTGGAGATCAATTGGATAACATTACGGAGTCTTTAAAATTTCTAATGGAGAGTGGGATTAAGATCGGGGAGTTTGGTGAAGCCCAAGTAAAGATGTCACAGACAGTAAAAGATAAATATCCAAAACCGATTTGAAGGGTGTGAGATGGAAAAAGTAAGATTCCTGACAGAGGATCATGACTTTGAAGATCTCCTTTCTGTAATCAAAAAGTTCTCTGTCAAGGTACAAGTCCCTTACTGGCAGCAGGTGAACGAGGTCTCCAACTCCTTTGTTCATGAGAATTGGTTCACCCTGATTGGAGGAGATCCAATCCCGATTGCTTATTAGGATATAACAGACTATTTTGTAAAAAATACAACAGCCGATACATAAAAAGTGGGTTTACTTGCGAACCAAACGAACAGAAGGAGCAAAAGAATGAGAACAATTAAGATCAATTTTCCAGACATTGGTAGTTATGAAAAAACTCGGTTGATTCCTATACCAACTGCTCAGGAGCAACTAACCACGAATCCTGGAGATACGTCTATTTATGTAAGAAATGCTATTGGGTATAATCCAAACGATTGGGTGATCCTCGATGCTTTCGAATCAGAGGATGCCGAGATTGTTCAAGTGCAAAGTGCAGATAGAGAATCACATATCGTGGATTTGAAAACGGAGATTTATCAGGAACATGCCCTTGGTGGTCCCGGCCAGACTGGGGCTATATTTATGAAGACCCCATATAATATGATCAAGCTTTACAAAGGGACATCAAGTATGTTGTCTACACAAACGATTTTGGCTGTTGTTGATTTGCGTCCTGATATGACATTCACTTATTATGATGACATCATTGGCTTATCTACTGATTATTACAGTTATGCTTTTTACAACAGCTATGGAGAGAGCATCGTTTCTGTGAGCGGTACTAACTACAGGTGCATACTTTCCCATACTTCGGATACCGCTACTAATAAGCCAGGAAGTGGGACTTCTTGGACGACTTATTGGATTGCTTGTTCTGTTACAGGGGTTGCATGGGTAAACGCAACACCTTATGTTACAGGTGCAACCAGTACCCAGATTCTATTCACAGTAAGCGACTATGAGTCGGTGCTCACGGTAGCAACTTTAAAAAATAATTTTATGTTTGGACTGGATTTGACAGACGATGATGGGAACCCATTTCCAAATAGCATGTTTGAGTTTGCAATTCGTGCGGCTATAGACAGTTTGGAAAAGGTTTTGAATGTAAAGATTAAACCAACAGAAATTATTAGTGAGAAACAAGATTATTTTAGGCAAGATTATATGGATTTTGCTTTTATACAACTGAATGAGTATCCAATTTTGAGTGTTTCAAGGGTAGCAATGAAGTATCCTACGGGACAATCTGAAATAGTTTTTCCAGTTGAATGGTATCAGGTGAATACAGCACATGGGCAGGTTCACCTTATTCCAACATCAGGGTCTTTGAGTAATATTTTGATGGGGAGAGGTGGAGACTATTTGACTTTTGTATGGAAAGGTTGGGACTGGATGCCAAACCTTTGGAGAATAGATTATACGGCTGGATTTGCAAGTGGACAAGTTCCGAATGATATTATTGGTTGTATAGGAAAGATGGCTTGTTATTATCCACTCAATCTTGCCGGAGATTTGGTTGGCGGTATTGCCATAGCCAGTAAGTCTATAGGAATAGATGGACTTTCTCAGTCAATAAACACCACAAGTTCGCCGGAAAATGCCGGATATTCCGCCCGTTTAAGACAATATGAACGGGAGCTAAAGCAAGAAATTCCGAGGTTACAAAGTTTTTACAAGGGAATAAAAATGATAGTAGCTTAATGAAAATAATATGTTACTTTATATAAAATTTTTGAAGAAATGATTATTTTTAATTAAAATTATGAAAAGTTTATATAAATGAATTGATATTGTAATACCGCCAACAAGATAGAAAATTTGGCTATTGCAATACCACCATAATTAAACATTTGTAAGTAAATAGATAAAATTTCGTTTGCTAATGGTAGAGGAAAATATGAAACGTGTAGCTTGGAATAAAGGATTATCAAAAGAAAATGATTTAAGATTGTCAGAACAAGGAAGAAAAATTTCTGAAACTAAGAAGCGAAGATATGCAGAAGGAAAACTTGTTCCTTGGGATAAAGGTATAAAAACTGGTCCCTGGTCCATCAAGCGAAAAAGAGAACATAAGGAGAGAATGAATGCTCCTGAATTTAAAGAAAGCCAAAGGTTTAAAGCTATAAAATATTATGAAGAACACCCGGAAGCACGGGAAGCACGGCGACAGGAAAGCTTAGGTGTAAAACAGACCGATGAAGCAAAGTCTAAGAAAAGAATAGCGTCAAAAAGAATGCATAGGCGAAGAACTTCGGAGGAAAAAATAGCAGTAAATAAAAAGATTGGGGATGGAAATAGAAACAAGGTTTGGACTAAAGAATTTAAGAAATTTTTATCCGATTGGGCTAAAGCATATTTTAAAACTCCAAAAGGAATAGCTGAACAGAGAAGGCGGGGGTTAATTACTGCAGAAAAAAGAATTGAACGTGGTGATTTTGATGGTATTTATTACAACACCAGAATAGAAAAAGAGATGAAAGCTATTTTGGTAAAAATACTTCCGAAAGAAATCGAAATTATTTCTCAGTATGCAGTTTGGGATATTGAACATGGTTGTATAGTTGATTTTTATATTCCAGTTTTTAATTTGGTTATTGAAGTTGATGGTAAAATAGTTCATAATTATCCCAACGGTAGAGAAATAGACCATATTAGAACCAAAGAACTTGAAGAAGCTGGTTACAGAGTTTTAAGATTTTGGGAAGATGCGTTTGATGAAGAAAGTGTAATGGAATCAATTCGTGATTGGCTAATTGAATACGAAATGAAATTGAACAGGAAGGATTAAAACCATGAAACAAAAACCATTGCCAGAAATTTTTAAATATTTAAAACAATGTGAATATGAATGCAATTATGATGAAGAAAATAAGATGATTTTCGGAGGTTGGTTTACTATAGATGAAAATGGATTAAGCTTTTCCATTGAGTCAGAACCTGATTTTGTTGCAATTTTTACTCAGAGGTTATGCCAAAAATTTGGAAGATTTGAAATTTACGAATCTTATTATTTTTATTCAAGAGATAATGAAACATATTTTGGTGACGAAGCATTTGGTGCTTTTATGGCTGATATTACTGAACATGGAATGAACCAGATTTTTGGAGATTTCCGGTTGTTGAATTCCAGTCAAAACCTCTATACGCCAAGTTTCCAAAGCCAAACTCGTCCTAATAGATTTATAAAAGTTATGCTTAGTGATCGTTGGAAATTAGAAGACGAAATGAAAGTTAGAAAATTTTTTGAGAATAAAGGTTGCGATATTCTGATTGTTTGGGATAAAGAGTTAGAGGGTGATAAGGAAGGACTTAACCAGAAAATCAAAGACTTTTTTAAAGATGAAACATTGTTAACACAATCAAAAGAATCATCAACTTTGTTTTCATGAAACCCACCTGTTTTTAGGCTGAATCTTTAAATTTCCAAACAAGATGAAAATGATATGAGACGTTTCAAGAAATATGGAAACGCATATATTATTTTGCGCACAAGGAGCAGAAGTTAAACCCAATTTCCGCTTAGTTGAAGAGAGAACCAAAGCGAAAATAGAAGCAGCGGAAAAATTCTGTGAAAGCAAAGGTATGGGCTTTTCTGTTTGGACAGAAGATCATATCTTTGGTAAGGAGGTGGTGTAAAAGATGGCAAACTTCAGAGATTTTTTAAAGATTTGTAAGCAGAAGCTTTCAGGTGAAGGTGGATACTGGGCAAACCAGAGAAGTGATCTTCAGGTTGTGGAGATCTATCGAGCTATAATGAAGTATGGCTATCTTTGACGCTTGTTCAGTGGCAAAAAGCGGCTAAATGCCCGTGTATACCAACAGAGGGTTCCGAACAGCCGGATTTTAACTGTGCTTTGTGCCATGGAAAAGGTCATGTTTGGAGTGATCCACTGACTATCAGGGGTATCATGACAAATTTTAACGAGAACCAAAAGTATAACCAGACAGGTGAGATGGTTATGGGGGTGTCTTATTTTACAACACTTCCTCAGTATAGGATGAACTTTTGGGATAGAGTAACAAATTTCCATAGCACAATAAGGTATGATGAGGTTAAAGCACACGGAGAGCATGGTGGTACAGACAAGCTCAGGTTCCAACCTATAGAGATAGTTTCTGTTAGAACTTTGGAGACTGTTTATGAAAATGGTGTGGACTACACGATTGACAAGAATATTGGGGTAAGTTGGGTTCCTGGGGGACAGGAACCACCTACGGGAGAAAGAGTTTCAATTTCATATTTGATGCACCCAAGTTGGATTGTTATGGACCTCACGAACGTGATTCGAGATACCTATGTAAAGAGCAAGAAGCCGGGATTAACCTTTCAACAACTGCCTCAACGTGCAACGGTTAAATTAGAATATTTTGTGTGGGCATAAATGGAAAAATTAAGAATTTTTACAATAGATGAATTACATAAGTCTATGGTTACGCATGAGTTTAGGAAGCCTCCAAGTATGGGACCAAAACTCAGAACGGTGGAACCACATGCTGAGGGCTATAAACGTCAGAAAAGTAGACCCACAGACAATCCAAAGGTGAAGAAACAAGCTTTTTCCGTTCGTAGGAAGAAAGGCCCAGAAGAAGGTAAAAGATATGCAAAGCGTGTTCGACAAGAGAAACAGGCCGAGAGGCAGTCAGATATCGAAATATATGGGGAGCCAATAGAATAAAATGCCTGGAGCATCTAAATTTAACATTGGAATGGAGATAAAAGGATCACTCATTAACGTGAAGAGTCAGATGCGTATGGTTTTAGAGATGACTGCACAGGAAGCCCGCAATCAATGGGTGAAACTGGCAAGGCAGAGGTTCCACGTTACGTCTTCAGCTTACGTTAACAGCATTGGAGACCCAGTTTTCCGTGGCAATCAAGTTACAATAACTTTGCGGGCTGATTCTCCAGAGGGAAAACTTGCAAATATGTTGGAACAAGGGAGTGAACCGTGGGATATGAAGTGTTTGGTGAGTTCAAGTACAAAAATTTATACTTCAAAAGGTTATGTAAAAATTAGAGATATTAAAATAGGAGATTTGGTTTTATCCCATATTGGTAAAATGCAAAGGGTTTTAAATATTAGTAAAGAAAAAAATTTTGATGATTTTATTTATATTATAGAAACCAAAAGGAGCTATGTTCCAGTTACGTGGAATCATCCTATTTTAACGAATCATGGTTGGATTAAAGCATGTGGTTTGAATCCAAGTTTACATAAAGTTATTGTATTGGCGTCTGTTTGTAATAATTGCGGAAAACTTTTTGAATATGATGCCCATCCAAGTCGTAATTATAATTCATATTGCAGTAAAGCCTGCGCTGCAAAAGTTAATAATGATTTTAGAAAAGAAAATGGAAGAACAGATTTAGGTGTTGAAGCAAGGCTTAGTATTGGAAGTAAAATGAGAGAAACAAATTTTAGGTTATTATTGGAAGGAAATCATATATCACAAAATCAGGAATGGTTAACTAAAAGAAAAAAATTTATTGAAAATGGAGAATGGGGTTGGCAAAATATTGAAGCCCATAAAAAAGCGAAAAAAGCTGCTGCAATAGCCCTTGGAAAGAAACATAAGTTTTCTGATCCAGAAAGTAAATTGTTGGAAGGATTACATAAATTTGGATTGGATGAGGTTTTTGATAGGCAGGTTTTTTTTAAAAGAGATTGTTTGAAACCTACAGGAAAAGGTGGTTTTAGAAATAGATGGTATTTTTTGGATTTTGGGAACCTTGATTTAAAAATTTGTATTGAGGTTAATGGAGAGCACTGGCATACGGAAGAAAAAATTAAGGAAAAAACAGAAGAAGTTGAATCAAAAGGATGGCGCTGTATAAATTTTTGGTCTTCCGAAATTTATAGTAATTTGGATTCTTGCATTTGCGAAATTAAACGTGTATTGAATAACCATTTTGAAAATTATAATTTCACTGAAACAGATTTTGCAATAAAGAAAATAAAAAGGAACAAATTTTCAAATTATGGTAAATATAATATTACTGTGGAAAATGATAGCAGTTTTATTGCTTCTACCATCGCTGTACACAATTCTGGTTTTTTACGAAGCCCTAAAGCAAAAATAGGAGGTAAGATTGGTAGAACAACGAACAAGTATATAACCATTCCTTTACGATTAAAATCTTCTGGAAGTATGGGTGGTTCTCCTCCAGTGATGCCTTCCACAATATATAAGAAGGCATCTCAGTTGGAGATTGGAGGAAGGTTAACACTCTCAAAGAAATATGAGGGTTTGGGGTTACGGACACGACTATCCGCTGATCTTAAGAGATGGCAACACTACACATGGAAGACCTCACCGTTTCAAAACATTGTTAAGGTACCAAGGTTTACAGGATTAGTAAAACTTGGCCTTCCAAGAGAAAGTGCCGGGATGTACATGGTATTCCGCAGAGTGTCTAAAAAAAGTAACCCAAGCTCATGGATCCATCCCGGATTCAAAGCGGCAAATCTTGTTGATCAGGTGGTTTCTAAAGTAGAACTGATGTTTCCAACTATCGTTAACAATATAATGGGTGCTTAATTATTTGGGAAAATGAATTAAACGATTTAGATTTGTTGCAAAACAAAATAAGGAGATTCTAATGGTAAATGTTGATGACGTTTTATTCGAATTTATTAAGGCCAAACTGGCAGAGGCCCGTTCAGATCCTACAATATTGGATGATATTTTTAAAGGTAAAACTGAAGAAAAAATAAACCAGATAAGACGATTTATTCTGGAACAGGATATCAAGGTGGTTATGCACCATCCAAGAGATAGTGCAGAGTGGCCTTGCTATGCTATTGTTTTGGAAGGCACTACAGAATCTACCCAGACAATAGGGGAGAGTGGGGCTGATTATTCTGAAATTGATTTTATAAATATGGATGATGGGTGGATAGGTTCGGACTCACTCCTTCTTGCTTCAATGGGTTCTCTATGGCAAACAGCTACAGCCTACGCTCTCAACGTTTATGTAGAGCATGATGGTGACAGATACATATGTCTTCAAGCACATACTTCCGGTGATTTTGATATCGATTTGATGGCAGGTAAGTGGGGACTACGACAAGTAATACCACCCTCAGATGTTACACAGATGTATAGCACTTTGGTTTCCAAAGATGGGCGAATGTCTTGCCATTTGATTGCAAAAAAAGATACAAGTGATAACAAGGGAATATTTATAGATCTTCAGAACAGCCAAATATCTGGTGGTAGTATATCTTTTGTGAACGTCGATGAAATAGATGTTTGGGTGAAGAGTTCCAGAATTGGCACCTTTTTGCAATTCGGATTTGGTAAGTTGTCAGCAAGCGAACAAACTTTTTCTATGCCAATAACCGTAAAGAACGTTTGGGAAAGGGTATCCATAAACATTGGTGTGGTTGCAAATAATTCAAAGGATGCTATACGATACATGAGATTCATTATAACAAACGATAGTGTGCACACTGACATCTATATTGGAAAATTAACAGGGTCTCTGTCTTCGAGTGCTGGTGGTGGTGCAGTCTACGACGAAATATTTTTGGATCATCGCTACAGAGTTGAATCATGGTCAAATAATGCAGATTTAACACTTTTCCTTCATAATTTTAATTTGTGGAACATGCTGAAATACAGAACCTATCTCCAGGATTCTTGGGATTTGATCAACCAGAGGGTAGATGGGGCAGATATCATGTATCAACCTGATGCGATGCCGGAAATGGCCTATATCCGTGGCCTTGTTTTCAATTGCACAGTGCTTGAACCAATCCAGAGAGAAACTGACCTTACAACTTTAGATGTAAGGGTTGGAAGGATTGATTTTTATTAAAAGTTTAATTTACTTTTATATAAATTCATATGATGGTTATTCCTATGGAGGATTTTATGAACAATGAAACCTTGTCTTTTATTACATTGAAAGAATTTATTAGGACAATGACTGCAAGGAGAGTCTATAAGGTAGAGTCTTTGCACAGTTTTATTTATTGGATTAGGAAAGACGGCTGTCCAAGAAAGTGGCCGTTAAAAATGTGGGAAATGAAATTCAATGAATTTCTTACAAGAAAAGTTTAATAGGTTTGAAAATGAATTGTGAATGTGGATGTGGTGGGATTTCTAAAACTGGAAGATTTATGCCGGGGCAAAAAAGTTATAGAATTTTTTGGCGAATATTATCATGGTGAAAAGAAGACTGGCAGAAACAAAGAACAGGAAGAAAAGCTAAGGATTGATCATTTTAGAAAATATGGATTTGATTGCTTGGTAATTTGGGGGAGTGAATTGAAAGATTTTACTTTATTAAAGGGAAAAATCAAAAATTTTACTTATGGAGGTAAATAGTATGAAAGGCGTGTATTTTAACGGAAAAAGGTATCTTCGGCCACAGGCTATTTCTCGTATCGATGATACCGGGATGTATGGAAGGGGCTTGAGTGGTGGAAATACGATAGCTATTATTGGTGAAGCTACCGGTGGAGACCCTAAAAAGGTATTGTGGTTTACTGACCCCTCATATGCAAAGTCAATCTTCAGATCTGGCAATTTGCTTACAGCTATTCAGAGAGCTTACGACCCTTCTACAGAGGGTGGGGCCTATCTCATGGCAGTTATCAGAGTCAACCCTGCTTTACAATCTTCATTAAATTTGAAGGACACATCGGGGCATAATTTGATAACCCTGACATCAGTTGACTACGGGGCATGGAACAACCAGATCAAGGCAAGAATTGAACTTGCAACACTTACAGGAAAAAAGGTTACAATCACATACGGTACCTCAGAAGATCAGGGGGACAATATTTATAAGAAATCCCTTTACGTTGCGTTGTCCGACCCATTGGCTTTGACAGGAACGTTATCTATTGACACTATCGGTACAAAACTGATGACCTTTGCAGTTACTGCCGATTTTCAGAAAGCCTATTATTTAAATGGATCTACATCCCTTGCATGGTCAGGAGAAACACCAGCATATAAGACAAGTTTGACCAAAATCACAGGAATTGTTACAGGAGATTTTATTTACATTGGTTCTGACATCCCTTTTAACAAGTTGAATTTCTTTACAACTGTTCCTCAAGTGTCTCCGTCTGTTTTGGCGGGGGAATTTTGGGATGGATCAATTTGGCATACATTTCACAATTTTGTGGATGGTACTAAAGCCCTTATGTCTGGGACAGCTAATGTTGCAGTAACTACAACAACTACTAAGCTCACAGATACACGTTTGGCTTTAGCAACCAACGCATACGTGGGTGCTGTTATTACTTGTAATGCAAAGACAATGACGGTTGTATCTAATGATGCTACCTCATTTACTGGTGCTTCTTGGTCTGGTGGAGGAACTCCTGGAGATGGTAATTTATGGACAACAGATAAGTATTGCTCATTTGCAATAAATGGGGCTATCACGTTTTACGGGACAGCAGGAGATCAATACACCTATGAATCAGGTGCAAAAACAACACAGTTGCTCCAAATAAATGGTACTGCAGTTACCAAAGAAGATTTGTACTGGATTAGGTTGTCTTTAACGGTAGTCGATGGTTGGCCGGCTGGAGCTTGCGGTTCTGTTGCACCCTATGTTACCAGAAATAGAAGTGTTTCTTTAGCAACTTACACAACGATTCAGCAGTTGTCTGACTATGTAGATTCTCTTTTTGGATTTGAATCTGGGGTTTTAACAGCATCTCCATTGGTAGATCTTACTACCAATTTGGATGATGTTACATCTACTAACATCATAGGAGGGACAATAATTTCTACCACATTGGCGTCAGGATATGATCCTGCAAGTATAACTCCAAGAATTATAGCAGTAACTCTTCTTGATAACTTTTTGGTTGGAGATTACATTGCTATTTCAAGAGCGGATGGATCTTCCGAAGAAATACGAAAGATAAGTGTTAAGAGTGCTGCAACAGGGGCAGGAGATATCACAATGGATTCCGCTTTGTCTACAACGTATATCACAGGTTCTATTGTTAGAGAAGCAAAGGAGCTTAATTCAGATGTTCAAGCCGTGATTGATTGGTTTAACAATGGGAACACAGCATACGTTACGGCCGCTGTTTACGCTTCTATTGCAGATCGTGCACCATTAGCACTTGTTGCTGATACATACATGACAGGCGGAACAGACGGTGTTCCGACCCAGACAGATTGGGATGAGTGCCTTGACCTTTTGAAAACTGAAGATACACCTCTGGTAACTTGCGTGTCTCCGGAACCTTCAATTTGGGCTTCTTTGAGTACTCACGTTACTTACATGAGCACAGTGGGGAAGAAAGAACGAAGAGGTTTCTGCGGTGGGTTTTCCGTGGATGCTGGTTACACAGGTGGACTTGGAAAGTGGACTACATCAAATTTAATTACTGCTTCCATTGACCAGATGCTTACCTATGCTGAAGAGTTAAACTCGGAATGTATTATGTAGGTCCAGGATTTATCGCTTATGATGAGAATGGAGTTAAGACTACATATAACGGATGTTTTTCCGCAGCATTGGCTGCTGGTTTGGCGTCCGCTTTGGATGTAGCAGAACCTTTGACCCACAAGTCAATTAAGGTCCTTGGACTTGAGTATAACTTGAGATGGGCAGATCTCGATCAATTGCTTGAAGGTGGAGTTTTTCCACTTGAATATGATCCAGGATTTGGTTACAGAGTTTGCCAATCAATTTCTACTTGGTTAGTAAATGACAACTACTATCGAAGAGAGTTGAGCACGGGTAGAGTTGGAGACTTGGTGGCCAGAAATGTTCGGGATCGTTTGGAACAAGATTTTGTTGGGAAGAAGGGAACAACTACAACCCTAATCAGTATAAAGAATGCCACAATATCGATTTTGGCAATGGCTTATCGTGACGGCTATTTGGCAGGAGATGCAGCCAATCCTCCATACAAAAACATTCAATGCCGTCTTGATGGGGATATTGTATACGTGGATTTCGAATGTAGTCCTGTTGTGCCAATCAACTACATTCCCATTACGATACATTTGACCGTCTACACGGCGACCATGACTGCATAAGATATCAATAACTTAGGCAGTATAGCTAATGTAGAATATTAGATTTTTGGAGGAGTGAAAATGAAATTTTGTAAATGTGGTTGTGGAACTGAAATTTCCAATACTGCAACGTGGGTGATTGGACATCACAGAAAAGGAAAACCTAATTGTAACAAAACTGAGATTTTTACCGACGGATTAGTACAGAAAGCACGTCCAACAGATTTTATTTATTCCGGTGATGGAAAGATTTGGATAGCAGGGAAAAATCCAGACTGGTTTAATGTAAACGGTAAAAAACAAGTTATTGAATTCTTCGGAGGTTTAGGTTATTGGCATAAACTTGAAGATGAGGAAATTCGTAAATCACATTTTGCTAAATACGGTTACGATTGCTTGATTATCTGGGAATCTGAACTTAAGAATCCAGAACAAGTAATTTCAAGAATACAAAATTTCTAATATTGTTTAGGAGGTGAAAAAAATGGCAAAAACGACTTTAACTGGGAATCTCTGTTTGTTAAAAATTCAGGGACAGGAAATAGGCCGAGCACAGAGTGTCACAGCTGATTCAGATTTTGGTCTTGAAGATGTCAGTGGGATAGGAAACGTTGAGGTTCAGGAGCATGTGAACACTAAGATTGTTCATACCCTTACGATCGACAAATTTATCATCAGTAAGAAAACCCTCATCGAACTTGGGTTTGTGCCTGTGTCGGAAGACGTTTTGAATATGGACGTTATTGACATAGAAATAATTACCAAAGACGGAACCCTAATCAAGAAATACATGGCCTGTTCATGTGCCAATTATTCTCTCAGAGTTAATGCACATGCGATCGTCGGTGAGAATGCAACTTGGCGCGCATTATCAGCTCAAATTGCAAGCTAATTGAAAATTTAATTATGGAGGTTGAAAATGGTTACTGAAAAAACAGAAAAAAATGTTGATTTAAGAAATACACATACATTTAAAATTGATAAGAGAATGCCCTATGGTGCGACGTATGAAGGTACATTTACCATCCACCGTCCAACTATAGGGGAGAAGATGAAAATAGGCGTTCTCGAGGCTATGGAACTGGGCGGAATGAACAACATAGACAATCTTGTATCGGGATTAGCCCACATAGTAACAACGCTTGATGTTATCGTCGACGACCACCCAATCTGGTGGGAACCAAGAAAAATACGTGACGTGGAGGTGATCCAGGCAGTTTGGGAGAATTATATTGAATATCTGAATGAATTTCAAAAACCTTCTGAAAAAGGTGGTGAATAATGTGGTTTGGGGAGATTGGAATAGAGGAAAAACAAAAGAAACAGATGATAGGATAAGAAGAATTGCCGAGGCAAGTAGTAGAAAGCAAAAAGGTAGACCAGGAAATAAGGAATTTAGACATAAGCCAGAAACCAAGGAAATTATGCGGCAAAAGTCACTGGATTCTTGGAAAAACCCGGTTACTGCTAAAAAAAGGTTTCAGAAACAAAAACAGAATCGTACCGAGATTTTTTTAGATTATATAATTCAGACTTCCTGTCCAAAAGAATTTGAATATACTGGAACTGGTAAAATTTGGATAGAGGGAAAATGTCCAGACTGGTTTAATGTAAATGGTAAAAAACAAGTAATTGAATTATTTGGTGATTATTATCATAGTAAAAAGATGAATGGCAGAGAAAAAGAGCAAGAAGAGGATTCACGGAAGTCTCATTTTGCCAAATATGGTTATGGTTGTTTAATAATTTGGGAATCTGAACTTGAAAAACCATATGTAGTAGCTGAAAAAATTAAAACATTTGTTGGGAGGGATACAAGTGGAAAAAAGGAAAACACCTTCTTTAGCAAATAGTTTTAGTTTTGAAATAGTTGCTAAAATTTCTGGTAAAAAAGTAAGTGGAACTTTTGTTTTTCACCGTCCTACCATCGGAGAAAAATTCAAAATTGAATGTATAGAAAATAAAAGGTTGTGTGGACTTAGCAGGGAAGAAGTAAATACAGAAACTTATTCTATGGTGCATAAGATTTCTGTATTAGATGTTGTGACAGATAAAGCTCCAAGTTGGTGGAACATAGATAAAATTTATGATTCTAAAATTCTTGATGTAGTTTATAGTAAATATTTAGAAAAAGTTAATAACTTCAAAAGCAGCCTGAACATAAAACAGGAAGCGGAGAAACTTCTTAATTCTTCACTGGATTATTGGTTTAGACAAAAATACAATCTCTCGCCTAAAGATCCCCGCTATTTGGATTGTGAACCTTGGGAAATAGAGATGGAGTTAGAACTCCAGACTTTGATGAATGATAAAGTAAAATCCATCCCAAAACAACAACAATGTCCAACCGACATTGGAAATATTTGCAAGGAATGTGGTGAAGAAGTTGGTCATGTTAAAGAAACCTATACTGACCCAGATTTTGATGACTATGTAAAGCAAGTTGAAAAAGAGGGTGAGGAGTTCAATGCTGCCGGAGGTATCAAAAGTTTTCAATGGGAAGAAGTCCCAGACGAGAAAATAAATGGCAAAAATAGTTGAAACCAAACTTGTATTTAGTGGTGACGATCAGGTTTCGAGTAAAATTAAGACCATTACTCAAGCAGTGGAGTCGTTGGGTAGTGCTGTAGCTATTGCTTCCGAGAAACTTTCTCAGATGACTTTGCCTACTGGTGCTGGTGGTGGGGGTGGAAGAGGTGCTGGGAGACCAAGAGGTGGGCAGGGATCTCCACGATCACCCTATGCACCTCCTCCCCCCGGTGGTGACGGTGGTGGGGTTGGTGGAAGAGGTGCTGGGAGAGATTACCAGATACCAAGAGGTGGGCAGGGATCTCCACGATCACCCTATACACCTCCTCCTCCCGGTGGCGGTGGTGGTGGAGGAATTTATGAACGTGGTGGAACGGGTTATGGTGGCAAGCCATATATGGGTTGGAGAGGAACTGGTCCTTTAGCCGCAGGATTAGGAGGAGCAGGCCAACTGATTGGTGCTGGTCAGACACTTTTGGGTGGGGTTGCGGGGAATCTGACTGCCACAGCAGGTGGGATGCTAATGACGGCTGGTGGAGCTATTACTGGAATCGCTGGTGGTTTAGGTGTTCTACTTGGTGGACCAATGATAGCTGCCGGTGGTTTGATGGGTCTTTCTGCAACGCTCGCCCAACCAGCATTGCAACATTATGGAACTCACGCTGGGATATATAGACGACTTGGAGAGGAACGAACACGCCAGTTTCAAGAAATGTTTAGAGTTATTCCTGGGGAGGTAGATCCTAAAAC